CCTGATCATTTATCTAAGTATTTCAATGCTATTACCGTGCGCGATTTTGCGACGAGTATAGGTATGAAGTACACAGATGGAGAAAAAGGAGAAATAACAGAACCTTCTAAGATGTTATCGGATTGTGTTTTTCTAAAACGCGGTTTTAAATGGCATAAAGATATGGAAACAGTTGTAGGCCCTTTGTCTTTGAATACTTTAGTTAATTCACTAAGATATAAGGACTCATCTAGAGATTATGATGATATAATGGGAGGAAAACTAACGGCTTTTCAGTTTGAAATATTTTTGCATGAAAATGAAAATTTAAAGAATAAAGTCTTAAATGCAGCCGGAGAATCTTCCTTTTATTTTAAGTTTTTTGATGATGAACATATCAAAAAGACTATGAAGCAAGAAGATACATACGGCGAAGTTATGAGATGTTTAGGGAAAAATATATCCAATTTTTTATAAAATTGAAATGTAATAATTTAAGGGTTATAAGAAATCTAGCCTATTGATTTCGCCACTTATTACATTAGAATTAAATTATATATAGGTTATGGAAGATTTTAATGGTAGTCTTTCTGAAATAATATACCGTTTCTAATAATATGAATGATAATAATAATAATAATAATAATAATAATAATAATAATAGTAATGTCACAATTAGTAATACTGATTTAAAATTTGCTAAAGAAATGTGTTATGATATGGAATCTGCGAAGCAAACTATGGGAACATCCGTTGCTACAGTAAATACACGCGATATGGTTTTTACACCTGATCATCACGATACTTACCCAGTAATTGATTTTCCAGAGGAGTTTAGAATAGATACCAAACCTTTTGTGAATCGACCTTTCTTTGTAGAGAGCATTACATGGTCTAATCAAGCAGCATATGCTTTATTGGATGCAAATGTGAGAATGTTGCCGCGTGACGTTTTTACTTCGAATCCTTCTCTAGAGATGGCTCTTAAATTAGGAGCGTACTTTAGAAGTGATTTAAGTTTAAATGTTTCAATAGCAGGTACTATTTCACATGCTGGTACATTATTAGTGGGAATTTTACCTCCTACGTCCATTCCTATAGTTAGTAATGCTTCTAATAAGTATTTAATAAATACTATTATGAGTGGT